AACTCATGACGCACCCTTCTTGCCTTTTCTGCTTGGATAGTCAGGGACGATGTGAGTCCCGTCTTTCCGGTAATGTATCTTGAAAGTCGTAGTATAGGCCTCGTCGCCAGTGAGATCATTTACCACAATGCCAACCCGGTCAGGGCAGGTAGTGATCCATTCCTGTTTCAGCCAGGTTCCATCTTTCCGCCGGGCCAGGATCCCGGTGCCTCGGTATCGGTCCACCAGGGCTTGGGCCTCCTCCAGCGTTATAGTCAGTCGGCTTGGACCATATCTACCAGTGGCGGCCAGCTTTTCAGCATACTGCTCATACTCAAGAGTCCCATAAACATGCTTGCGGAACTGGCCTGGAACAATATCAGTGATAGTGTCCTCTGACTGGATCTGCCGGCGGATAGGTTGATCCCGGAGCCAGGCGTCCAGGTTTCCGGCCGTACTACCCGTATCATACATCTCATTGGCGAGATTTTCAATACGCTTTGTGCCGTCTTCAGCCTGTTTCCATTCCCTCCAGTTGAAGCCGGACACCTCCAGACGCTCATCCTCGGTCCTGAGCCCTACACCCTTTGAAAAGCGATCATATTCCTGGCGGAGCCGAAGCAGGCGCGCGCGTTCCATGTCTGCGTCCTCCGGAGCTGCTAAAAGGACTTTGCGCTTCTGGCGCCGGATGGCCCTCTCGATTTTTCGCTGTTGCTGTGTCGCTTCGTAGCCGGTATAGTGCTGCCCATCGAAATCCACACCCTTCTCATTCTCCAGACGCAGCCTTTCCAATTCAGCATTGGTGTACTGGGGCTGGTCTACGCCCAGCACGATAGGAAAAGCGATGTGCCCGCAGTTCAGGGTGCTGATCCGGCGCCGGAGGCTATTATTCAAGGCCTGATACTCGGAGTCAGAATATTGCTTTCCTTGAAACGGCTCATGGTCGGGGGCGCTGTTGGCGTGTGCGGAGATCTCCCACCCTGTGCATCCAAGCGACACATAGTTCTCGCTCTGGATCTGTTCTACCATCAAGCCAAGGCCACCCATAATGTTTCTGCGCACTGCGGCCTCGATGGTAGTATGCACGCCGCTCTCATACGCTACGCTGACGCCATGCTTGGCAATCCCGGCGCAGGCTTGGCGGATCGCGGTGTTGTAGTCCAATGCCCCAGAAAACACCTGCTGAAAGGCAAAGTCAGTACAGGCTTGATATGCCTGCGGCAAAGCTTGATACTGGCCATACGGGTCCATCATCTGGATAGCGCGGGTTTGGGTGATGTTCTTCAGGTTCTGATCAGCCAGTTCGACTGCCGCAGAAATAATCTGCTGTATCGGAAGATTGTCTTCAAAAGGCACTTGATGTCCGCGCTGCTCGGCAAGGGATAAATCGTACCCATATTCCCCTGCAGTCCGAAGAAGTTTTCTGGCATTTTGCCTGGATACCCCCAGGAGTTCGGCCAGTTCCTTTTCAAGGTCTCGACGCCCTTTGCCAAGCCATTCTGCACGCCATGCCTCATAGGCTGCGGTGCTGGTCAGTTTTCCAGCATCCTGGATTCTACGGGCAATATCCCGAAGCAGGAAGTCTTGGATAGGGTCCATCAGACGGCCAGCAGCGATCCGGAATCCCTCAATCTGCTCAGGCGTCAGCATTACAAGCCGCCTTCCTCCACCAGTTGATCTACCTCAGGCATATATTTGCTGCGCACCTTCTCAAGATCAGCTGGGGTATCTGTCGGCATATCAAAGTACCACCCAACCGCAATTTCCGGTTTAAGCCAGCCACGGGTTGCCATATCCTTGTAGTCGAGCCAAGTCTGGTCCTCGTCATAGAGAACACCGTTCCCCCAGCTGATCGCCACATCGCGCTCCGGATCGATCTGAGGACCGGAATAGACCTTGTAGATTCGCCCAAGGATGTCACACACCCGGACTGCCTCTCGAACGGCGCTTTCCCACATCTGCTGGAAGTCGATGATCGTCAGGTTATAGTCGCCGGCGCTGGAGGTCACTTCTGTGGCAGTACGCTCTGTCGCCTCCACTTCTGAGAGCAATCCGCGCTTCAGACCGATCAGACTTTCCACATTCCGAAGATACTCGGTCTTTCTGGCCAGGAAGGACTGCTCCCGCAGCGTGGGCGAAAAAATGGTGATCCCTACAACATCTGGGTCGTCTTCCAGCCCAGTGAACAAATCGTCCTTCAGCTGCTTGCGGCCGTCAGGACCGGTTTTCAGCATATCCGCTGACGCGATGATCCGGGATCTTGCGTTCTCAAACTCTCGGTTGATCTGGGCCTCGTTTCGGTTGATATTATGGATCAGGCCTGCCGCCGGCGCATACACGCTGACAGGGTCTGGGCTCCCGTCTACTGTATTCTCCTGCGGAGTGCGGAGCGGGATCAGGCCCAGAGATCCAATTGCCTCTTGGTATGTCAGTTCTGGAACCAGAGATGCATACTTGTCCAAACTGGAAAGTTGAACTGGGTACCCAAGTACCTGCTCCGTCTCCGAGCGGTAAAGCCGGCTCTCAATTGTCAAATTTCCTTTGACAACCCTGCGGCGTTCCAGCAGAGTGTAGTAGGCCCGGCCTTCAATAGTGCGCTCTGCCGTACCAACATCTGTCACTATGTCCTGCTCGTCCCGACCCAGAGTCGCATAGTTGCCGCGGGAGATCACGGAAAAGGACAGGCCGCTTTCCCCGAAGATCGGCTTGAGAAAGCACTGGCCACCTATAAGAGCCTGCTGCATAGCCTTACCCTTCACCTTGTCCAGCGCAGCGAGTATGGCGGCAACATACTCTGAGCCACTCTTTGCCGGGACCGCATTATACTCAGAGAAGGTTGTTTTGGTCAGTTTCGACACAATAGCCACTGGGATCCGCTGGCAAGGGTCCTCGTCTTTGGTTGGGTCAGTCTGGTAGTAAAGCAATGCCCAATCCTTGATTGCAGCCCTCATGGCTGGTGTTGTGATGTCCTTGGCACCAAAGGCCTGCTCAAAATTATATACTTTCCCGCTCTCAAACAAAGCGGAGATAATGCTCACGATTTAGATACCTCCTTGCAGTTGATCACGATGCGCGGCGGTCGGCGCGTGGCGTCCTGAAGGCCGTCAATGTAGGCTCTGAGTCGCTCGATCTCGCGCCGCTGTTCCTGGACCTTAGCACTGAGTTTTGCATTGGCTTCCAGGAGATCCTCTCGGCACCAGGCAGGGAGAAAGCGATCATACAGCCACCGTTTGAATTTTGACATATTACCGCCCTCTTCTTTTCCAAATTCTGTTGGTGCCGTAACGCACAGCGTCAATGTGATGGTTTGCGGCATCTGGGTAGCCGGCTACGACTTCACCGGTTTTGTCATCTCGCTCGTACTCGTATTCAGAGAACTCACGCGCGGTGTCTGGGCATCTATCAGGGTCTATGACGATCGCCCGCAGCGACTGGAGCCACTTCATAGAGTAGTTCACACTTCCAGGTCCTTTATCTGCTCCGCGGCAGGACAGCCCGTAGCTTCAGCGCTGTCTGCGATAATTCGCTCCCCTTCAGGGCTTCTGCTTTGGATCAATTTTGCAGTCTCAGTATTGCTGGTACGCAACCGCGTCAGTTCATCAAACAGGTAGAGCGTCTTCCGCCCGGAATCATAGTGCATACGGTTCCAGGCCCATGGATCTGGGTACCAGCCCCAGTCCACGCCATTGGTGACCCGGTCAAACTGTTTGATCTCATCATCCTTGATTTCCCGAAGCAACAGGTTTTCAAACACTTGCGTACCACTCCCCACGACCTCGCCGCCGTACTCATGACGGTATCCAGTAGGGTTTGTTTCCTTCAGGTGCTCAGCATCGGCCAGGAAACGCGGGCCCAGCCAATTGGCCGGCGTGGTCAGGTATGTGCTGTGATGGACCATCTTTCCCGGCTTTTTCTCCAAGGCATACCGGTTTGCCCAGTTGCGGGCCATCGCAGGCGGGTTGAAAGATTTGAAGCACATGGAATAGGATCCGCCACGGAAGATTGACTGCTCGACATTCCGGATCTGCTCCGGGCCATCAAACTGGTCCAACTCTTCAAACCAGGCGAGCCCGATGTAGCCGAAAGGAAGTTTGATGGATTTCAACTTTCCCGGATCGTCCATGCCAAAGAACAGGATTTTCTGCCCGGTCTCTATGTAGGTGCATTCCATGGGGCTTACTGTGCATCGAAATTTTCTAGTCAACCCAAGTGCTGAAATTGCCCAGCACACCTGAGCATACACAGATGTGCGGAGCGTGTTTGCGATCTTACGCATCACGACGGCGTGACATTCAGGATGCTT